AAAGAAGGCTCCGAAAAAACTACAGGAATCCCTAAACACCGCTTTGACGAAGTAAATCAACGCCGCAAAGCCGCCGAGGAAGAACTGGCGAGGCGCGATGCTGAGATCGATGCCGCTAAGAAGGCCGAGGAAGACGCCTTCGACTTCGACGGCAAAGAGAAGGAGTACATGGAGATCTTGCTCGACGGCAAGACCGACGCGGCGCTCCAGATTCGCAAAGAGATAGACGCGGCCAAGGAAGCCAAGTGGAAGTCCGAATCCACGGCAGAGACGCGCACAGCCGTTGACGCCGACGCCGAATCAACTGAATTGACGTCTTTGTCAAATCAGGCTGAGACTCTATACCCGGTATTCGACCCGGATCACGAGGATTTTGATTCCGCAATGACCAGCCGCGTGCTCGCCTACTACCAAGGCTACGCTGTTTCTGGCCAAGCAGCGAATAAGGGTGAGGCTTTCGTTATGGCGCTGGCCGATGTGGTTCTGCAGGAAAAGCTCGACGAGAAGTACGGCGACGCCGAGCCGGAACCAAAGGACGTGGAAAAGGATCCGGAGCCAAAACCAACCGGTAAGAAGAAAGAGGATAAGGAAAAGAAGGAAGCTGCTGCCAAGCAGGCACATCAGCCTGTCGCTGGCGAGGGCGCAGCCTCAGATTCTTCTGGCGCCGTGGTGCCTGACATTGAAAAGATGACCGACGACGAGCTTGATGCGCTCCCGGCAAAAACCTTGGCTCGCTTGCGCGGGGACTTCGTATAATGCCCTCAATCACAATCTCTCTAAGTAACGCAGCTGCAATCAGGCTTCAAGACGCCTTGGCAGAGTCTCTGGGTCTGGTCGATGACGACGGCAAACCTCGCCGCGCCACCGCCGAGGAGACGAAGAAATACATCATTGCGGACCTCAAGCAGATTATCGGAACCTCAGAAAGACGCGCCGCCGCCGCCGCGACCGCTGTCACCCGGCCCAAACCGACAATAACTTGATAAATCCGGAGAAGTTCTACCACGGGCGCCCGTGTAAGAACGGGCATACCCTTCGCCTGAAGAGCAGCCGAAACTGTTATGAATGTGCTAAAGAGCGAGACAGAAAGAGGGCGATGGCACGACACGCAGCAGAAGCTGGGTGTGTGCCCGCAGAATGTGAAATATGCGGGCACAAGCCAGAAGAAAGCGAACGAGCCCTTTGTTTTGATCATTGCCACGAGACGGGTAAATTTCGCGGGTGGCTGTGCACACGGTGCAATGCTGGTATTGGCTTGCTTGGAGATAGCGCTGAAAAGTTGGAAATAGCGCTTGCTTATTTGAAACGATCCGAGTTATAATCCGAATTCGTCCTAGCTCGGGACGCAAAACAAGCAGCGGATTCGCGCTCCTAAAGAAGCGAAACACGACCGCCAGTCGGTAAAAGTAGGCAACTTGGGCGATAGTGCCCAACACTTTTTTGTTTCGTTTTGAAATTTTTAGGAGTCATTCACATGACAGTTACAAACTTCAATGCGCTACTTGATGAGCAGAAGACCGTATGGTCCCGACAGGTATGGAAGGCGGCCCGTAACTTTGCCTTCACTACCAAGTTTACGGGGTCTGGTCCGAACGCCATGATTCAGCGTATTACCGAACTCACGAAAAGCGAAAAAGGAACTCGCGCAGTTATCACTCTCGTAGCCGACCTTGAAGAGGACGGTGTCGCCGGTGACAACCAGCTGGAAGGCAATGAAGAAGAGATCAAGGCGTTTGACCAAGTCATACAAATTGATCAGCTTCGTCAGGCAAACCGCCACAAAGGTAGGCTCGCGGACCAGCAGACTGTTGTGAATTTCCGGGAGCAATCTCGTGACGTTCTCGCTTACTGGCTGGCCGATAGAATTGACCAACTTGCCTTCCTGACGCTGTCAGGCGTTGCATACACCTTCACGAACCGAGGCGCCACACGGGCTACCACCACGTTGTCGCAACTCGACTTCGCCGGCGATGTAACTGCCCCGTCCACCAACCGGAACCGCCGGTGGGATGCGACCGACGGCCTCGTAGCCGGCAACACCGCACTTGTTGCTGCAGCTGACACCCCTTCGTGGGCGATGTTGGTTGAGCTTAAGGCCTTCGCGAAAGAAAAGTTCGTTCGTGGAATTAAAGGCCCCGGTGGCCAAGAGTTCTACCACGTCTTTCAGACGCCCGGTGGCATGGCTAAGCTTCGTCAGGATCCTGATTACCTCGCCAATGTCAGAAATGCTGGCGTTCGCGGCGGTGGTAACGAACTCTTCAAGGGCACCGACACCGTAATGGTCGACGGCCTGATGATTCATGAGTTCCGCCACGTCTTCAATACAAAGGGCGCCGCTTCGGGCTCCAAGTTTGGAGTAGGTGGTCTGGTTGACGGACAGGCATTATTGTTCGTTGGCGCGCAAGCGCTCGGGATGGCCGACATTGGCGCCCCGGAGTGGGTCGAGAAGGGATTCGACTACGACAACCAACAGGGTATCAGCATTGGCAAGTTGTTCGGCTTCTTGAAGCCGGTCTTCCGTTCTCAAATTGACGCATCAGATGAAGACTTCGGTATCATTCGTTGCGACACCGCTGTATAGGAGGGCTATAATATGGCCGCTTTAACACCGCCTGACACTCGTTCCTACCCGCTGGTAGCATTTGTTGACATCACATTTTCCGACATGGTCGGTTCAACAGTTGTCAATCTGCTGGCAGTACCTGTAGGCTCGATCTTTATCGCCATGTCTCTTAATGTGACGACCACCTTCGCAGGCGGCACGACTCATGACTGCGACATTGGCGATGCAACTGACGCTGACGAGTACAGCACGACCATCATTGAACTTGATGGATCTGCTGGCCTCCCGGTTAACAATGCTACGGTTACGAGCCGATTCCTCACGACTTCGTCTGAGCCGAATCTGGTCTTCACCCCGATTAGCACCGGTGGCGATCCGACGTCTGGTGTTGCGTACTTGTACGCTGAGTACATTCAGAACACCAAGGCCGACGAGAACTTCGAAGCCTAGTTTTACCCTCTGCGCAAGTAGAGGACCATAATCCCTCCCCCGGTTATTCCGGGGGAGGGTTTCATCGCAAACAAGAGGACTATCCCATGCCCATGATGAAATCCCCGTACGACCTTACCCTCAAAGGAACCCACGGCCACTGCATTCCTATGACCGCCGGCGAGTCGATTTGGATACCGCCCGTGGCAGTAGAACAAGCCACAGGCCTTGGATGCCAAATGGCCGACGAGGCCGCTCCTACCGAGATAGCAGCCCCTGCCAAAACAGAAGATAATGAGGCGATTGTTGCTGTCGAATTGAATCAAGCGCTACTGCGGATCATTACCCGTAAGGACCTGTCAGATTTCAAGAGCGACAACACGCCGAAGGTCAATAATGTTATTTCTGAAATGGACCCGAAATGTCGGCGCGTAACGGCGACTGAGGTCTCCACTGCCTTCCGAAGGTTGCAGGAGAATGTAGACTTATCGGAGTAAGGCATGGCCACGGTACAAACCCTGATCAACGAGGTACGAGAGATAATCCATGACACTGTCGCCACTTTTAGGTGGGCAGACTCTGAGCTTATCGACTACTGCAACGCCGGCATCCGGCAAACGATTGTGTTTGTACCCGAGGCCAACGCTACTGAATCCATCGTAACTATTTCGAATGACATTGCGCGCCAAGTATTACCGTCGGGGGGCATTAAGTTCATCAAGGCGGCGCGAAATTACGCTGACGACGGGACCACACCGCAGGGCGTTATCCGGTCAGCCGAGAAAGATGCGCTGGACTCATACGATCCAGATTGGGAGTTTGACACCGCCATCAAACCAGACGGGCCGAATTTCTTCGAGCATTATTTCCACGATCCCCGAGAGAAGGCCGTGTACTACTTATATCCGCCGCAAGCTGCTGTGAATAAGAGGGTCGCGATTGTTTTCTCGGCAGTCCCTACCGCGCACACAGCAGTGGGCGACACGTTTTCCCTCAACGACGAATACCTGAACGCGGTTATCCAGTACATGATTTACCGCGCCCTCACAAAAGAATCACGACAGACTATTCCCGCCGCGTACAGGCAGGAACTGTGGAATAATTATTTGCTTGCGCTGGGCTTGGAAGTTAAGGCTAACGAGCGCGTGACTCCCGAAAATAATTCTCCGCCCGAGGCACCGTAATGGCCGTTCCAATAAGCACAATGCTTCCAGAAATCCGGATTGAACTCCCCGGGATACCCGAACCTGTCTTATCTGGCGCTCTGTATCGAGTCATAAGACAGTTTTTTTGGGAGTCCGAAGTGTGGAAATTCACTTACAATAACGGACTTGATTGGACGTTAAACCAGCTTCTCCTGAATTCTCCCGTCGCAGGGACCGATATCCCGACTAAGACCGTAGTAAAACGCGTCGACGAGATCAAGTATGATACCGGTGGCGACGCTTGGGACACCCCGGTTCCCTTCAAAACGCGCGACGAGTTGGACCGGGAAAATCCCGACTGGCGCACGGAAATAGGAACATCTCCTGTTGCGTGGGCGCACGATAATGATGGGGCTGCAATAATCGTTCCACAGGTTGCCGCCACGGTGACCACCGCCCT